CCCGACTCGTGTACTGACTGACATAAAAGGCGGGCCGTTCTATATAGAACAGCTCGGCTTCGTGCGGCTTCGCCCACTCACCAGACACCTTTGGACGCCGATTTGCCGATTCTGCAAAGAATCGAAGCAACATCGACCATCCATCGATAATCTGATTAACGAGTGGTGACTTAAGGTCCCAGACTTTATACTGCTTCTTTTGAAGTGGTATATTGTTACGAGTATGCTTAGGTCGAGCCGTAATAGGTACGAATCGCAGGCTTGGGCATGCAAGATGCATGTCCTCGCCGGGGATCGCTCCATATATGGAGGTTAACCTCTCTACGATTAAATCGTAGACGTGATAGTACTGTCTATCCCAACATGAATTAGCATAAGCTATCCATGAAGAGAAGACATCAGGGTGGGGTGTTGATGACCAGACCGTCCGAAAACGGACGGGAGTGACGTTGACACCTGAGAAGGCGTCCATGCCACATGACTCTCTAAAGAGTCCACTGATGCAGCTCTTATCGCGGTTTACTTTTAAACCAAACGATTCGAGCTGTTCCATAGCATTCGCGGCGTAAGCCGTGGGGACTATGACATCATCTCCATACACATATATACGCTCTCGCGTATACGCGTCAGGTGCAGCGGCGGTAAGGATAGACCAGATCGTAAGCGCCATAATAGGGAAGCATAAACAGCTTCCCATAGGTGCGAACTTTCGAAGTTCTATCTCCCTACCATCCGGTAGCACAGTAGATGAACTCCTGCAAGCTTCCAAATACTCATATATATGAGGAGGGAAGAGCAGGCGAACCAGTTCAAGCGAAACACGATCACTGGCCTCATTGAGGTCAAGGGTCGCGTACCTCCCCTCAATGGACCCAATACGGGCACCATTGCGGTTTGGCACTTGATCTGTGAAGAAGACATTATCTTGAGTAAGATAATGGCCTTCGACTAACTCAACAATCGCCCTGCCTAAACCTTGCTGAATCCATTGAAAATCAACGGGTTCACAAGATATTAGCCTAGGGCCACGTGAGTCTTTCGGAACGAGTATAACTCGAGCCGGTAGACTTGCATCGTTAAGGGAACTAATTTCCTTAACTGAATCACAGACATGCCCCAAAGACGAATAAAAATATTCGTCTAAAGGGTACATCCGAGTGATTCTCGCCGAGATATTCG